ATACGGTCTTTAGAACGATTAAGAAAATTAAAAAACTATACGATGTTGCTCCGGTTACTTTTCCGGCATACGAAAGCACATCGGTACAAGCACGAAAAATAGACGAATTAAAAAATCAAGAATTAAAGGAAGAAAATTCCGACGCGGATGCCATACGGCAACGTGAATTATATCTTTTAAAACTAAACAAGAAGTAAAATGAAAAAATCTGATGAATTACGTCAGGCGAGGGCGGAAGTGTTGGATCAAATGACAGCACTACACCGTTCTGCCGGTGGTAACGAGTTTACCGAGGAAATGAGCAACAAGTGGGAAGAATTGAGTAAGAGGGCTGAAGATTTAAACAAGTCAATTGAAAGAGAATCCTTTATCGAGGCTGAAGAATTAAGAAAGGCTAACGAAGAGGCGAAAAGAAAAGCAAATGAGGACGCGAGAAGAAACGTTAGCAAAAAGACCGAAGAAGAAAAGGTTGCTACTGAATTTAGATTGACTGGACACGATGGAGCGATTACTCAATTGGTTGAAGGAAGAAGATTAGAAGGAGTTGCGGCTGAAATGCACCAAGAAGGTGTTAGAGAAGCACGAGCAGCTGGTTTAACACCTAATGGTAACTTGACCATTCCTACAATGCTGATGAGAAGTCCGGGTACCAAAAGGGATATGACTGCTGGTACAACAACTCAAGGTGGTTTCACTATTCAAACTGAAGTAGGCGCATTGATTCCATTCCTTGATCCAAGGTTGGTAACTGAATCTTTAGGTGCTACTTACTTGACAGGATTAACAGGAAACATTGATTTTCCAAGAAACGATTCTGCTGCTTCTGCCGTTTGGGAAGGAGAGACAGATTTAAATCAAGAGACATCACCAACTTTTGATAGAATCCAGATGTCTCCTAACAGATTGGGTGCATTTACAGACATATCAAAGCAATTGATGGTTCAGTCAACTATTGATGTTGAGAATATGATTAGAACCAGATTATCAGTTGCAATCGCTAATGCTTTAGATACTGCTGCTATCAATGGTAGCGGAAGTAATAACCAGCCAACAGGTATCTTAAATACATCCGGGATTGGTGACGTTGCTGGAGGGACCGATGGAGCAAACCCAACATTTGCAAATATTATAGAACTTGAAACTGATGTTGCATCCGCGAACGCAGATTTCGGTAATTTGGCATATTTGACTACTCCGGGAGTTAGAGGATATTTAAAGACTGCTGAAAAGGCTAACAATACTGCTCAATTTATTTTTGTTGATGGTGCAGTAGCTGGTGAAGGACAATTGAATGGGTATAGAGCAAGAGTTTCTACTTTAGTTCCTTCTGACTTGACTAAAGGAAACGGAAGCAACCTTCACGCGATTATCTTTGGAAATTTCAGCGAGCTCATAATTGGAAGCTGGGCAGGAATCGATCTTGTTATAGATCCATTTACGAGTGCAAAGAATGCTTTAGTTACATTAGTAGTTAATTCTTGGTGGGATGTTGCCGTGAGACACGCTGCTTCATTCTCTGCTATGAAGGATGCTTCTGTTGTTCAAGGTATATAATCTAAAATGAATAAAGAAATGAATAAATTAATGTTATTTGGTGGTGCAGTCATTTTGGCTGCATCGTTAATCTTTACTGCAGCAAGAAATTCTGAATTTGATGCTGGGTATGAGATTTACAGAACTACGGCTTCTGATACTATTACCGATACTGAAGCTGATACTATCACAATTAATCCGTTGTTATATTCCTTTTGGAAATATAATCACACGGTTAAAGGTGTTCAAGAATCAGGAACAATTGATTTGACTTTAACAATACAGGAATCTAACGCATTAAGCGGAGATGAATGGTACACAATCGCAACTGATTCTGTTGATGCAGATGGAGAGATTACAGATATGTTCGGAGATAATTATGGTGTAAGACAAAGAATTATCATAACTGGTGCTGGTACACAATCTGCTATTTATACTCACAGAATTACTTTAAAGAAACCTTATTAATATGAGCGATTTGATAAGAGTTAAGTTTATCAAATCTCCTACCGGAAAGTTCAGAATGGCTTATAATGCTGGTCATTCTGGACTTGTCCGCAAGGAATTAGCTGATAAATTAATAAAAGAAGGTTACGCGGTTTTGGTTGAATCTACAAAAGTCGAAACCAAAACAAACACAGAAGCGGAAACGGCAACGAACACAGCAAAAAAACGCACTACTCGTAAAAGTAAATAATGGGTTACTTTAAAGTTACATCTGGTCCTTCTACTCCTATTCTGACTACGGCAGAAGCAAAGAATTATTTAAAAATAGACACCTCCGCTGATGACACGCTTATTTCTGATATGGTTGCTTCGGCAACTGACTACTGCGAAAATTATTTGGGTCAAAAATTCATTACACAGACTATTGCAGAAGTTTTTGACAAAATTCCGAAGCCGAAAATAGGCGATTTGTTTCCGACCTTGTTTTTAACCGTCCATCCTGTGCAATCGGTAACGAGCATAACCTACACGGACACTAACGAAACGGAGCAAACTTGGAACGCATCCTTATACAAGGTAGATACCTACCGAAAGGCAGCGCGAATCACACCATCTTATGGCGAAGTGTTCCCGGATATATTGGCGGAGATTAATTCGTTAACGGTAACGTATGTAGCTGGATACGGAGACGCATCTTCAGATGTTCCGGCTTCGATTCGACAGGCAGTAAGATTGGTTTTGTCCGATATGTACCACAACAGAAGCGACTTTGTAAAGGAGAAGTATTCAGCTTCACAGTCGCTCCTTGACAGATTGAATTATAACTTATTTATCGGAATCTGATGAAAGTTTGGAATAAAACGGAAATATTGGGCAGAATGAACGAGCGAATCGCGATTGAATTCGTTTCAGAAACCAGAAGCGCATCAGGAGCCATATCTGAATCTTGGTCCACATTCGCAACCGTATGGGCTGCGATTTCGTATCAAAAGGTGGGTACAGATGAAAAGGAAATAGTGGCGAAACAGACAACGGTTAGGAATGTAGAATTTACGGTAAGACATAGAACTGATATAACCGAGAAGATGCGGATTAATTACGATTCAAGGTATTATGATATTGACCGGATTACTTTTGAACCAGAGAAACAGTTTATGGTACTTGAAGCTAAAGCGTATAAGTAATGGCTATATATAAAAGGATATTAGGTCAACACAATTACAACAGAGGTAGAGCGCAAAACTACCTTAATAGCTTTTTAAGTGGAAGCCAACCGCGTGGACCATATAAAAATATGAATCAATCGGTTAGGGAAGCACAGATACTTGATGTTGACCTAACCGCATTTAATGAAGATATATTAAAATTAATTAAGAAAGTTGGAGACGCTAATGAATTAAGGAAGATAATCGAACCAGCTGCGGAAGTAGTTAAGATAAAGGCAAAAGTATTAGCACCGAAAGCGAAACCGAGGCAACGAGATAACAGTATTAAGCGATATTTTGCACCCAAAAAATTAAGAAGCGATGTTCTATATACTTATAAAACTCCTAAAGTGGTGGGAAATAAAAAAGCTGGTAAGGGTTATGGACGAGTTAGCGGCAAATACGGAATCGGAAACATTAAATCATCGATCCAAGTAATATCAAAGGTAAAAGGATATAAAGCACCAATTGGTATTGTTGGTCCTGTAATTAACAGAAAAACATCAGTACCAAATCCGAACGAGAAAAGGCACAATGGATGGTACGCACATATTATATATGGTAGTTCAAGGGCATTTGGAGAGAAGGTAACTTACAAAGCATTGCGACAATCGACAGGAATAGTATTTACAATGATTAGTAAAGGAGTTGACAGGTATTTAAGTAGAATAAAACCAACTCTTAAAAAAGTAGCATAGTGGCAACATCTAATGAAATCGGAAAAGCAATCTACTCCATTCTATCGAATGATGCTACGGTATCTGCTTCGGTTTCTACTCGCATTTTTCCAATTGTTGCTGCGCAAGATACGGCGTTTCCTTTCGTGGTATATACGGTCACGAATCAAGAGCCGTCTATAACAAAGGATGGAGTAAGTCCATTAGATACTATTTCGGTACAAATCGATTGCTACGCATTAGAATATGATGCGAATGTGACTTTATCAAATGCGGTTAGATCCGCTTTAGATTTTTATACAGGAACAGTACAAAGCCAAGCCATACAACGAATCCGTTTCCAAGGGCAGAACGATGGCGAATACGATGAAGATTTGGGAGTGTTTTGGCAAAGTTTAGATTTCGATATACGACTAAAACGTGAAAGATAATGGAAGTTAGATTTGTAAAAGACTGGTTTAATCCTTCTACTAATAAATGGATTGAAGCCGGGCGAATGGTACACATAATGAGAAAGAAGGCATTGGAGTTAATTGCTGAAGGATATTGTGTGGAGATACTACCATTTGGATTTGTAGATGAAACGAAAGAACCGGTTGAGTTTAAAGAGGAAATCCCATTACCAAAAATTAAAAAACGCAAAAAATTATTTTAAATTAAAAATCATAGACAATGGCAGTTAATGACATAATTAATGGAACAGACCTTCGTATTTATAAAGACGGAACTACGGCAATTGGAGAAGCTACATCAGCGACTTTATCAGTTACAAGGG